CCGCATGTTCGTGTCGGGCCTTGTGCGCAACGCCAAGGACGCCCAGCGCATGTACAACTACTGGGTCAGCCAGGAAGCCGAGATGCTGGCTCTGGCGCCAAAGGCCCCCTTCATTGGCTATGGCGGCCAGTTTGAAGGCTACGAGATGCAATGGAAGACGGCCAATACGACCAACTGGCCGTATCTGGAGGTCAACCCGGACGTTCAGGACGGTGCGGGCAACGTGCTGCCGCTGCCCATGCGCGCCCAGCCGCCGATGGCCCAGACGGGCCTCATTCAGGCCAAGATGGGCGCTGCCGAGGACATCAAGGCCACCACCGGCCAGTACAACGCCTCGCTGGGCCAGCAGGGCAACGAACGTTCCGGTCGCGCCATCCTCGCGCGCCAGCAGGAGGGCGACACCGGCACCTACCACTTCGTGGACAATCTGGGCCGGGCCATCCGCTACGTGGCCCGCCAGTTGGTCGATATGATCCCCAAGATCTACGACACCCAGCGCGTCGCCCGCATCATCGGCGTGGACGGCGAGGTGGGCATGGCGCGGATCAATCCGATGCAGGCCGAGCCGGTCAAGAAGATCGTCGATCAGGCGGGCACGGTGCTGGAGAAGATCTACAACCCGTCGGTCGGCGTCTACGACGTGGTCATCACCACCGGGCCTAGCTACCTGACCAAGCGCCAAGAAGCCGTCGAGGCGATGGCCAACATCCTCCAGACCAGCCCGCAGTTGTGGCAGGTCGCAGGCGACCTGTTCATCAAGAACATGGATTGGCCGGGCGCGCAGGAGATGGCGGCCCGCTTCAAGAAGATCATCGACCCGAAGGTGCTGGCCGAGGACGACAAGTCGCCCGAATTGCAGGCGGCCGAACAGCAAGTCGAGGCCGTGTCGCAGCAGCTTGAACAGGCGATGGGCCTCCTCAACAACGTGCAGTCGTCGATGGACGCGCAGGAACTGCGGATCAAGGCGTACGAGGCCGAAACCAAGCGCATTGCGGCCACGTCGGCCGGCATGTCTACCGAGCAGATACAAGACATCGTCATGGGCACCATCGCTGCTGCGGTCGAGACGGGTGACATCTCTGGCAGCCGTCCGATGATGCCGCAGATGCCGGAAGACCGGGGCGCGATGGGCGCACAGGAAGAACAGATGGGACCAATGGAATGAGTAACTGCGACAAGTTCATAGGCATGCTGTTTCTGGCCCGTGACGTGACGCACTCGGCGCACCTCAACACGCGGTCTTTTGCCAAGCACAAGGCACTGGGTAAGTTCTACGACGAAATCATCGACCTGGCGGACAAGTTTGCCGAGATGTACCAGGGCAAATACGGCCTGATCGGGCCGATTGCGCTGATGTCGGCGGACAAGTCGAACAACGTACTGACGTTTCTTGAGGCGCAGGCAGAACAGATTGAGAAGACCCGGTACGACGTGGTTGACCGGGAATGTACGCCGCTTCAGAACGTCATCGACGAAATTGTCGGATTGTACTATACAACCATCTACAAGCTAAAGTTTTTGGCATAAAGGCGCGTCATGGCAGTCAATCTTTCTTTCATTGGTGGCGCCGGGTGGCAGTTTTTTGACGATAACGGCGACCCTTTGTCCGGCGGCAAAATTTATACTTACGCTGCTGGCACAACTACGCCGCAAACGACGTACACCGCGCGCGATGGATTGACCCCTAACAGCAACCCGATCATTTTGGACGCCGCAGGGCGTTGCCCGGCTGAAATTTGGGCTACCGAAGGTGAACTGTATAAGTATGTGCTTCGGACGGCGACTAATGTTCTTATAAGAACGTGGGATAACATCGGCGGAAGTTTTGTTTCCAGCGATCTAAGCGTCGATCTAGCCAATACTACCGACAATAATCTTGGCGATGCTTTAGTTGGCTTTCGGCAGTCTAACAACTCAGGCTTTTTTGCTGGCTCAGTCGGCAAAACGCTCAACGCCAAAATGCAAGAGTTTGTGTCCGTGCTTGATTTTGGCGCCGATCCAACCGGCGTTGCAGATAGTACGACGGCGCTTCAATCTGCAATTACTGCGGCCGCAAACACTAACGCTAATCGGCTTTCGTTTCCGCGCGGGACATACCTTTTTTCAAGCCCGTTAATAATCAGCGGTATTGATGTAGATTTTCAGAAGTCTACGCTGATTTACTCAGGTTCTCCGGGGTCATTTGCGCTTACTCTAGCTTCTGATGCTGGTTCTGGCACCAATCAGTTTAACGGCAATCGTTTTTCAGATTTTACTTTAAGGCAGCAAAACTGGGCGAACTACATCACCTATTCGGGTTCGACGGTTTACGGCCCGGTGTCGTTGTCGTCCTACGCCAACATCACCAACATCGTTCCCAATGCGATATCAACGTCTGTCGCTGTTCCTGGAGCGCGCGTTGGCGGGTATGCTCGCGCTACTTTTAGCACGCTTGCGGATGGCTGCGTTGTGACCGCCGCCGTTACTTCAGACGATGTGGTAACCGTGTGGTTTAATAGTTATGTCAGCGCGCCTATCACTATGGCCGCCGGCACGCTGAGCGTCACAGTGGTAAACAATGCGTTTCATGGCCTGTGCTTGGGCGGCAACTTAGGTACGTTGGAAAACGCCAAGGTGATTGGTTTTACCGGCGTATCCCTTGGCGTAGGATCGGGCCGTGAACAGATTACAGGCGTTGATTTTTCTGGTGGTAGCCAGTGCTATTACTGGAAAATTCACGCCAACGTCGCGCCTGCCGCTGGCTGGGGAATTGTAGTCAAGCCGCGCAATAACGAAAATACGTTCAACTTGTCTCTGTTCCCGATCAACGCCTATAACGATCCAATACCTCGGCGGGCGTGTTGCATCAATCAGGTCGTCATGTCTGGCGTCACTAACGGATTTGACGCGCTGTCTTTGGAGAGCGTATCAAGTGAAGCGGCGCTTCTTATAACTCACGCCGGGTCTACTATTACATCATCCAAAGTTATATACTACGAGAGCAACACCGCGTTTGCGGCACCACCAACGCCATATTTTTATGCACAGACTTACAGTTCTGGTTGTGATCTTCGTTTTCGGACGTCTGGCGGCTACCAAGCTATTCTTGATGATGGTGTGGCAAACGATCTTCGTTCTGTCATGTCTTTTTACATCAATGGCCGCGAAGTTGCTCAACCGGAAAGCGGGCAAAACCTTGTCTATAACGGCGATTTCTTGAACGGTACACGCGGGTGGTCCAACTTTAGCAGCGGCGTTTCGGCGCTTACCTTTCCGGGCGCTGGGTATCTGTCTGGAAAACGCGCGCGCGTCGATGTGACTGCAGGCCGTATCAATCTGCAACAGGCAGCGGATCAATTTGGCCCGTTCAATAGCACGGGGCTAACAGAAAAAACTGTAACTGCTGGCGCGTGGCTCAAAACTAATCTCAACGGAATGGTCGTGCGAACAAATGGTCTTGCAAATGTGGCTGTACCAAACGATGAACAATGGCATTTTTCATGTGTCACATTAAGAGTGGAAGGTACAGACCTGGACGTTTCAATTATCGATAACACTGGCCTCACGCAAACAGGGTACATTGAAGTTAGCAATGTATCGTGCGTTATTGGGCGCCGGACAATCCCGTTGAACACGCCGACAATGCCGTTTGGATCGGCCACATATAACCCACCCAACTTAGTTATTGGAGGCCGCGCAACTACAACGGTTTCTGTTCCCGGCGCGGAGTTGGGTGATATTGTTGTCGGCGCGTCTTTTTCGCTAGACACGCAAGGCGTAGAAATATGGGGTTATATATCCGCCGCTGATACGGCTACGGTTGTTTTTGAGAACAATACCGCAGGAGCTATTGATCTAGCAAGCGGGACGCTTCGCGTCCTCACGCAAAAGGCTTAACTTATGGCAAATCGGTATTGGGTTGGCGGGACTGGAACGTGGGATGGATCATCCACTGCAAACTGGTCAGCGTCTTCTGGGGGCGCTTCTGGTGCCAGCGTTCCTGTCGCGGCTGACGCGGTACTTTTTGACGCTAGTTCAGGCGGCGGCACATGCACCCTTGGGGCTAACGTGCCTTGCTTGTCAATTAACCTTACGGGTTACACCGGGACGTTAAACTTTAGCACCAACAAAATCCAAGCCTTTGGCACCACTGGCACGTTGTTTACGCAAACAACTTCTTGTTCGGTTGCCGGGACGCCCTTGGTTGAATTTGTAACTAACGTAACAAATCCGGCTACGTTTAGAAGTTTTTCGGCGGCAAGCGTAACTGACGCCAATTCTGTCAGCCTTCTCGTATCTGCTGGTGTAGATAACATCAGCCTTACGGTTAATTCTGTTTGTAAAAACTTAAACTTTACTGGGTTTTCCGGTACGTTTTCGAGAGGTGGATCTGCGCATTCTATTTACGGTGACTTTACCCTGTCGCCTACAATGACGTTTGGTTCTGGCGTGGGAACTATTAACGTAATTAAAAGTGGGTCACCATCTGTAATTACATGCAACGGAAAAGCCATAAACACCCCGTTTGAGATATATGGGGCTGGCGCAACCTTTGCGGATAAATTTTTGATGGGCGCAGGTCGCGTGTTAGGTTTTTCTTCAGGTACGCTAGACGCCAATAACAAAGACGTTGACGTGCCCGGTTTCCGGCTTATCGCCGGAACTAAAACCCTAACTTTAGGGAGCGGAACTTGGACGATAACTGGTAACGGGCTTGCGTGGGACGCACAAACTAACGTTACCGGACTGACTGTTAGCGCGTCTACTGCCACAATCAGCATGACGAGCGCCACCGCAAAAACGTTTGCGGGTGGCGCAAAAACATGGCCGACGCTCAATCAGGGCGGCGCAGGCGCGCTTACTGTTCAACAGTCTAATACGTTTGCCAACATTACAAACACGGTTCAGCCTGCAACGATTACGCTGACTTCGGGTACAACGCAGACCGTAACAGATTTTGACGCATCCGGTACATCCGGCAATCTGATCACGCTAAATGCGTCTACGCCTGGTAGTCAAGCTACGCTGTCAGACAGCAGCGGAACAAACAGCGTATCTTTTGTAGACATCAAGGACATTTCCGCCACGGGCGGCGCTGTTTGGGAAGCTTACACTAGCAACGGTAACGTAGACAGCGGGAACAATCTCGGCTGGTTGTTTTCATCTTCAAACATAACTGTTCTTGAGACACCTTACGAGCTTCGGTCCTTCACTGAAAAACGGAGATTTTAACCATGGCAATGACCCTTAAAGCTGTAACGTCGTGCATCGGCTACCAGCAGATTACATCGCTGAGCGCCGCTGCGGGGCTTACGGTCCCGACTACTGACAAGTCCGGCAACAAACAGCAGCCGACTTTTGCGCTAATCATTGCGGAAACCAAAGACGTGCGCTGGCGCGACGACGGCACGGCACCGACTGCTTCGGTCGGCATGCCGCTCGCTGTTGGCGTTCCGTTGCAGTACGACGGTGATCTGACTAACATCAAGTTTATCGAGACGGCGGCAAGCGCCAAGATAAACGTCAGCTATTACGCCTAATTTGACTGCCGTAACAAATCGTGTTACACAAATTCAACCCTACTGGCAGGGTACGCCAGGAACCGAAAGGTGACTAGATGATCGAGAACGAACTAGCGGGTGCGCCCGCGCCGGAACAGGCCCCCACGGCTGAACCTGTTGCCGCTACAGATACACCGCCGGAACCGACGCCTACGGAAGCATCCAAGACCTTCACACAGGAAGAATTGGACGCAATTGTCGGCAAACGTCTCGCAAGAGAACAACGGAAATGGGAGCGCGAGCAAGCGCAGAAAGCCAAGTCCCAGCCCGTTCCATCGGAACCGCTGAAAGCTGACGACTTCGCAGACGCGCAGACCTACGCCGAAGCCCTTGCCGAACGCAAAGCCCAAGAACTCTTGGCAAAGCGTGACGCAGATGCTGAACGCGCAGCAACGCTCGACGCCTATCACGACCGTGAAGAGGAAGCCCGGAACAAGTACGACGACTTTGAACAGGTCGCGTACAACCCGAAACTCCCCGTCACGGAAACGATGGCGCAGACCATTCAGGCTTCGGATAACGGTCCCGATGTAATTTATTACCTCGGTTCCAACCCCAAGGAAGCCGAACGGATTGCGCGCCTATCACCGCTCTTGCAGGCACGGGAAATCGGAAAGATTGAAGCCAAACTCGGCGACAATCCACCGGCCAAGAAAACTTCCACCGCCCCGGCACCGATTGCTCCGGTTACGGCCCGTACCTCAACAGGTACGCCTGCATACGACACCACCGACCCACGTTCTGTGAAGAACATGTCAACGTCGGAATGGATCGAAGCGGAACGGGCACGCCAGATCAAGAAGTACGAGGCTCAACGCAGACGCTAGTCCATAGGACATAGACATCATGGCCAATAGCCTTCTTACCATCGACATGATCACCCGCAAGGCTCTCGAAATCCTTGAGAACAACCTGGTGATCACCCGCAACGTGAACCGTCAGTACGACGACAGCTTCGCTGTCGAAGGCGCCAAGATCGGTTCGACCCTCCGTATCCGTCTGCCCGACCGCGCTCTGGTCACCGACGGTGCAGCCCTTCAGGTTCAGGATGACAACGAGCAGTTCACCACGCTCTCTGTCAACAACCAGAAGCACATCGGCGTGAACTTCACGTCGGCCGAACTGACCATGCAGCTTGACGATTTCGCGGATCGTGTTCTGAAGCCGCGTATCTCGCAGCTTGCAGCGTCCATCGACGCTGACGTTGCCAGCGCCTACAAGGGCATCTTCTCGACCGTCGGCACTCCCGGCACGACCCCGGCCACTTCGCTTGTCCTGCTTCAGGCCCAGCAGAAGCTGAACGAGTACGCTGCCATGATGCCGAGCCGCTACGCGACCGTTAACCCGGCCGCCAACGCTGGCCTTGTCGAAGGCATGAAGGGCCTCTTCAACCCGGTTGACACCATTTCCCGCCAGTTCAAGAACGGCATGATGGGCGAAGGTGTTCTCGGCTACGAAGAGATCAACATGTCGCAGTCGATCAAGCAGCACACCACGGGCACCCGCGCAGCCACGGGCGCCACGGTCAACGGCAACGCCTCGGAAGGCGCGACGACCATCACCCTCGCCAGCGCTGGTAACGCGCTGACGTTCACGGTGGGCGACGTGTTTACGGTGGCCGATTGCTTCTCCGTCAACCCGCAGACCCGCGAAAGCACGGGTTCGCTCCAGCAGTTCGTTGTGACGGCCGCCAATACCTCGACCTCGGGCGGCGCTGTGACGCTGGCTGTCTCGCCGGCGCTCTACTCGCCGTCGAACGCTCTGGCTACGGTCAGCACCCTCACCATCACTGGTAAGGCTGTGGTGTTCGTCGGCGCGGCTTCGACCTCCTACCCGCAGAACCTGATCTACCATAAGGACGCAATCTCGTTTGCCACGGCTGACCTGCTCATGCCGAGTGGCGTCGATATGGCGTCCCGCCAGGTTCACAACGGCATCTCGATGCGAATTGTGCGCCAGTACGACATCAACAATGACCGCCTGCCTTGCCGCATCGACGTGCTGTATGGCTATTCCGTCATCCGCCCGCAGATGGCTTGCCGTCTCTGGGGTTAACAAGTTAAAGATAGGAGAATACGACAATGGCTATTCCTAGCGTAGGCGGCGGCTATCAGTTCAACGACGGCAACCTTAACGAAGTTAAGATTTCCGTCGCTGCGGCCCCCACAACTGCCGTAGACAGCGCGACGCTGACTGCGGCCCAGTTGGTCAACGGCATCATCCTTGGCTCTCCGACGACCACGGCGGCGTACACGCTGCCGCTGGCCTCGGACCTTGATGCGCTGCTGACGAACTCCAAGGTCGGCTCGACCTTCGATCTCCGCGTCATCAACGTCACCGGCTCTGGCGTCATCACCATGACGACCAACACCGGCTGGACGATTGGTTCAAGCGGTTCGCAGGGTCTGATGACCGTCGCGGCCACGGCCGGCACGGTTCGCGCCTTCCGCGCGCGTCGTCTGGGCGACAGCTCTTGGGCGTTGTACGCGATCTCGTAAGCAACACGGCCCCCGCTTCGGCGGGGGTCTAACCCTTTAAGGAGGCATACATGCCGAATACCAAGCCTATTGGTGTCGCTTACGCAGATCCTGAACTGGTCGCTGGTACGACCATTACGGGCGCCGTTATCGACGCTACCTCCTGCACCGCCTCGAACATTGTTCAGGGGGCATCTTCGCAGGTGCAGGGCGCCACGATTGCCACCACTGGCAACTCTGACGCCTATGTTGTCGTTCCGTTTACTGGAGTGTTGAGCGCCGTAATCTTTTCCGGCGTTGATGCTTTGGCGGCAAACGACACCAACTACATTACGTTCTCCATCACGGACCTCGGCCAGGCTGGCTCGGACAGCACCGCACTTCTTGCTGCAACCGACGCCAACACGACCAAGGCCACGGGTGGCGCTGCGCTGACTGCCAATGCGCGCCGCAACCTGACGCTTACGGGTACCACGGCTAGTCTTGCCGTTACTCGTGGCGACCGTTTGCGTATTCGTGCGGCGGCTACGGGCACGCTGGCCAATACTGTGACCTTCCCGGTCTACACGTTTATCTGGGCCACGGCATAACCTTGCGGGCGGTCTTCGGGCCGCCCGTTAACCTATAGGGCACACATGACCACAATTTATCTTATGCACCCCAAACACGGCGTCAAAGTCGCGACTATGGAAGCAGAAGCGCAGTACGACGAGATGAACGGGTGGCGCCGGTTTGAACTGGAAGACCTTCAGGACGACGAGGTTTTAGAGCCCGACGTGATCTTGCCAGATGCCGAGGTTGAGGATAACGTGATGGCTGAGGCTCCGCGTCGTCGCGGTCGCCCCCGGAAGGACGATTAGCATGACTACGGCTGGCGACATCATCAACGGTTCATTGCGGCTTATTGGTGTTCTGGCAGAAGGGGAAACCCCATCTTCCGAAACCGCGCAAGACGCACTCGTTGCTATGAACCAGATGATCGACAGTTGGAACACTGAACGACTGTCGGTTTTTTCAACCATAGATCAAGTTGAAACCTGGCCGCCGGGGTCGCGTTCGCGCACGTTTGGCCCGACAGGCGACATTGTCGGCAGCCGCCCCATCCTGATTGACGACAGCACCTACTTCCGCGACCCGGCTAACGGCATCTCGTTTGGCTTGAAACTCATTAACCAGCAGCAGTACAACGGCATCGCGGTCAAGACCGTGACCAGCACTTATCCGCAGGTGCTGTGGGTCAACATGACGTACCCCAACATCGAGATGTACGTCTACCCGGTGCCGACGAAAGTTCTTGAGTTCCACATCGTATCGGTGCAGGAACTGTCCCAGCCGGCCAATCTTGCCACCGATCTGGCTTTTCCGCCCGGCTACCTGCGCGCGTTCCGGTACAATCTGGCCTGCGAATTGGCCCCGGAGTTCGGTGTAGAGCCATCACGCCAGGTGCAACGCATCGCCATGACGTCCAAGCGCAACCTGAAGCGCATCAACAATCCCGACGACATCATGGCGTTGCCTTACAGCCTTGTTGCCACTAGGCAGCGGTTCAACATATTCGCTGGAAATTACTGAGGTAAATCATGTCCACTGTCGCCATCTCACAACTCCCCGCTGCTACATCCGCCGCGCCCACGGATGAAATTCCGATTGTGCAGGGCGGCACCACTAAAAAGCTCACTAACGCGCTCTTGTTTACGGGCGCAACGTTTGTAACGCCTAATATCGGCACACCTACCGCAGGTTCGTTAGCGAATTGTACGGGGCTTCCGATTGTCAACGGAACTACGGGCACGCTATCCGTTGCGCGCGGCGGCACGGGCGTGACCACGTCAACGGGTTCTGGCAACGTTGTTTTGTCTAACAGCCCTAGCCTTGCCACGCCTACGATTGGCGTTGCCACAGCTACGTCTATTAACAGGGTCGTCATTACGTCCCCCGCAACCGCTGCCACCATTACGATTGCAGATAACAAAACGCTGACGGTTAACAACTCCATCACCTTTGCGGGTTCCGACAGCACCACGATGACTTTTCCATCGTCTAGTGCTGCTATTGCGCGGACAGACGCAGCGCAGGCGTTTACGGGCGCGCAGACGTTTAACGGACCCGTGATCGAAGCTGTGCAGGCGCTGTCTGGCGCGGGCGCAGTTAATATTACGCAGCCCGCCACCAAGTTCACGTCCACGGCTACCGGCAACGCATTAACATTGGCGGACGGCGTTGAAGGCCAGCTTAAAACCATCGTGTATGTTGCAGAAGCGGCGGCCGGCGATACAGGCGTTTTGACGCCGACTAATCTTGGTGCCGGTACGACTATTACCTTCAATGCTGTAGGAGATGCTTGCATTCTTCAGTTTTTGGGTACTGAATGGTGGGCGATTTCACTTCGCGGTGCGGTATTGGCCTAAATCATGCAGACGCCGATCCTTGGTTCAGCGTACACGGCCCGCAGCGTAAACGCTGCGGATAACCGCATGGTGAACATGTTCCCTGAAGTTGTGCCGGAAGGGGGCAAGCAGCCTGCTTTTCTTCAGCGGGCGCCGGGGCTATCGCTTCGCGCTACTGTTGGTGCGGGGCCTATCCGGGGTCTGTGGGAACACGCATCGTATTTGTATGTTGTTTCCGGCGATACTTTTTACAAAGTGTCGTCTTCTTATGTTGCGACAGCTAAAGGCACAGTTGCGGGTACAGGCCCGGTGTCTATGGCGGACAACGGCACGCAGATCATGATAGCCGCCGATCCGTCGGGGTATATCTATAACACTGCGACGGACGTGTTTGCGCCGATTGCCGATCCTGATTTTCCTGGCGCGTCGGTTGTTGACTATCTGGATGGGTACTTTGTATTCATTGAACCCAACAGCCAGCGCATCTGGGTGACGGCGCTTCTTGACGGCACCAGCGTTGACCCTCTGGATTTTGTGAGCGCGGAAGGCGACCCGGACGACATTATCAGCATGATCGTTGACCACCGCGAAGTGTGGTTGTTTGGGCGCAACTCCACCGAAGTCTGGTACAACGCCGGGCTGTCCGACTTTCCGCTGGTCCGCATCCAAGGCGCGTTCAACGAACTAGGCTGCGCCGCGCGCTACAGCACCGCCAAGATGAACAATCAGGTTTACTGGCTGGGCAAAGACCCGCGCGGGCAGGGTATTGTTTATGTGGCGAACGGATACCAAGGCCAGCGCATTTCGACGCACGCGGTTGAATGGCAGATCCAGCAGTACGGCACGTTGTCCGACGCCATTGGTTTTACTTACCAACAGGACGGCCACTCGTTTTACGTGTTGGTGTTTCCTTCAGTAGGCAAAACTTGGGTGTATGATGCCTCGACAGGCGCGTGGCACGAACGCGCGGGTTGGGATAATCAGTGGACGCGCTACCGGCCTCAAGCGCAGGTATTTTATAACAACGAAAATCTTGTCGGCGATTACGAAAACGGTAACTTGTACGCCCTTGATTTGGACGATTACAAGTACAACGGCGAAACGCAACGATGGCTGCGGTCGTGGCGCGCGTTGCCAACGGGGCAAAACACGTTGCGCCGCACCGCGCAACACTCATTGCAGTTGGATTGCGAAACAGGTGTCGGGCTTGCGCAGTACCCAGGTTATGACGCCGAAGATTTAACGGCGGAAAACGGCGATATTCTTTTGGCTGAGTACGCGCAGAATGACCTCGTAACTGAAAGTGGCGAACTCCTTACGACCGAAGCCAGCGATAGTTTTGAAATTCTTGTAGACGTGCCTAACCCGCCGTATTTGTTTGTTCCGCCTGTTTTCCTGACTACAACGGAATACCCTGCGGCACCGGGCTACGATCCGCAGGTCATGTTGCGCTGGTCGGATGATGGCGGCCACACATGGTCAAACGAACATTGGCGCTCGATGGGCAAGATTGGCGAATACGGTTACCGCACCATCTGGCGCCGTCTTGGAATGACCATGAAGATCCGCGACCGCGTGTATGAGGTATCCGGCACTGACCCCGTGAAACTGGCCATCATGGGGGCAGAACTGCAGATCAGCGGTACAAATGCCTAACATCACGAACATCACGCCGCCGCGCGTACCGCTGATGGACCCTAGAAACGGGTTGATCTCGCGCGAATGGTATCTGTTCTTTCTGAGCTTGTTCAACCAGACGGGCGGCAGCCTTGTGTCTTTGGAAGACATCCAAAAAGGGCCGCCGACGCAAGACTTGGACATCAGCGCGCTGCTGGCGCAGGCGTCGCTGAACGCTGAGAGTTCGTCCGCCCTGCTGTCGCAGTACGCCACGCTCGCTAACGACGTGCAGGCGCTGGCCTTGGGGCCGGCCGACACGCCGCAACTACCGCGTCTGCGGTACGGGTCGTTCTACGACACGACCGACCAGACCGCTGCCGTGATCAACACGGCTTACGCCATGACGTTCAATTCGACGGACCTGTCTCAGGGGGTTTACCTCGGGTCGCCGACGTCGCGGGTGTACGTGGACACGCACAACGTCTACAACATCCAGTTCTCGGCGCAGTTGGTTAACACAGCGGGCGGCACGCACAACACGTGGATCTGGCTGCGCAAAAACGGCACAAACGTGGCAAACTCGGCCACGACGTTGCGTCTTCAGGGCAACAACGCCGAGGAAGTCGCTGCGTGGAACTTCCTGCTTGAGATGAACGCAGGCGACTATTTTGAACTTATGTGGGAGGTGTCGAACTTGGCCGTGTCGCTGTTAGCCGACCCCGCGTCGGCTGTCCACCCCGCCATCCCGTCCATCATCCTCACCGTCACTGACAACATCAGCGCTTAGGAGGTCATCGTGACCGTTACAGTAACAACGCTTGTTCCCGCACAGACCGCCAACAATACGCAGTCAACCGTCTACACCGCAACCGGCGTCACGGCGATCATTGACAAGTTCACCGCCACCAACTACAGCGCCGCCGTCGCCACGATCAGCGTCAACCTGGTTAACCCCGGCGGCACGGCCAGTAACGACGATTTGATCGTCAAGACCAAGACGTTGCAGGCGGGCGAGACGTACACCTTCCCCGAACTGGTCGGGCATGTGCTGCGGCCGTCCGGGTTCATCTCGACCCTTGCGGGCACGGCGAGCGCCATCAACATCCGGGTGTCCGGCCGTGAGGTGACGTAGTGATCGAGGTGCGCCGCGCAGTGGTTGACGACTTGCCGTCATGTCTTGACATGACGGCACGCTTTCACGCCGCGTCGCCTATCGCTAAGATTGCACCGTTTGACGAAGACGGCATGGCTAATACGTTGCGCACGATGTTTGACGACGACCGCAGCGGTGTGTGGCTGGCCTTGCGCGACGAACAGCCTGTCGGCATTGCCGGCGCGCTGTTGTACCCGCTGTATTTCAGCCCGTCGAATAGCGTGGCGCAGGAACTGTTCTGGTGGTTGGACCCAGCGGCGCGGGGCTGCGGGGCGGGCAAAAGCCTATTTCAAAGCGTGCAGAATTGGGCTAAGGACAAGGGTGCCGCAGCCGTGTTCATGATTGCTTTGGATGACAACCGCGTGAGTAAGACAGACAAATTTTACAGGCGGGCCGGGTTTGAACCGCTGGAACGCACCTACGTGAGAGGGTCACAGTCATGGCAATAGCAACAGGCACAGCAATTCTAGGCTCGGCAATCATCGGGGCTGCGGGCAGCGCCGCTGCGGGCATTTTTGGGGGCAACAAGGCCGCCGACGCGCAGAAGAAGGCCGCCAAGAAGGCCGCTAAGGCGCAGAATGCGGCGTTGGCTGCACAGACCAAACTTGTCGCACCCTACGTCGAGGCAGGCAAGAACGCGCTGGCCGAGTACCAGAAGATGGCCCCCTACAAAGATTTCGGCATGGCCGAGTTCCAGGCTGATCCGGGGTACAATTTCCGCATGGCGGAAGGCATGAAGGCGTTGGAACGGTCGGCCGCTGCGCGCGGTCTGCTTCAGTCGGGTGGCACGCTCAAGGGCATCCAGCAGTACGGCCAGAACCTCGCCAGTTCCGAGTACGAGAACGCTTTCAGCCGCTATCTTACCCAGCGCGAGGCGCGCATGGACCCGTACCGTTACCTGTCGGGTCAAGGCCAGGCAGCGGCTGTGGGGCAGGCCGCCAACGTCGGCTCGACCGGCGCAGCGCTGGCCGATATTGCAGCGCAACGCGGCAACGTACAGGCGGCGCAGGCGGCGGGCACCGCAGGGGCCTTCGGCAACGCGCTTGGTTCAGTCGCGCAGGGCATTGGCAGTTACTACGCCAACCAGCCGTACATGAATTATCTGAGTTCCATCACGCCGACCTACAACGTCAATCAATAAGGCGCCACGCCCATGCCGCTCGACCCCAGTATTGTCAGTAACGCCTTTGCGAACGTGTCCACGCCGGACGTGAACGCGCTGATGAACCAGCGCGTGCGGGGCGCGGAAAACATCTACCAGATCGAGACGGCCCGCCAAGCGCAGGCTGCGGAAGCCGAGAAGGAAGCCGCGCAGCAGGCCGCCGAGGCCATGCTGCCGGCGGTGGCGTCGGCCTTTTCGGACCCGTCCGATGCTGGGCTGGACGCGGCGACGTCCCTGTTGCCCCCGGAGGTCGCGGAAGCCTTCACGCCGTTCATGCAGCGCCTCAAGGGCATAGCCGACCCCAAGATGCGGATGACGATCCTGCGGGCCGAATTGGCCAAGGATGAGGAAGGCAAGTTCATCCTCAGCCAACTTGAACCCAGCGCCAACATGCGCCTTCAGGAAGCGACGGCTGGCCGCCGCGCCGCGCTGGATGAGCGTCGTTTGGCGCTAGAAGAGGCCAAGCTGGCGGCCGAAGGCGCAGGCGGGGGCAAGGTAGCGTTCCGCGAGACAGACGCGGAAGGTAACGTCCGCCTGTACGACGCGCAGGGTATTGAGATCGGTATGCTGCCCAAAG